GTGCGTCGCGCGGGATATGACTATCGTTTTCTTTCTCATAATACCGTAACAATCAAGCACTTACAAATGCCTGCAAGAAAACAAAAAACTGTTCGCGTGATTGCTGCAGAACTTGGAATGAGTTTGGGTCAAATCAACGAGGCCAAAAAGGCCGGTATTGACGCGCACGACGTAAAAGGACTCCGAAAGTTCAAGGCTGGAATCCGCCCGAGGGCTGACGAGCGTTCGCAGTATTCCGCGCCATCTTCAAAAGCCAGAACCGGCACGATGACTTTGGACGAAATCGAGCAAGGGCTAAAGGCAAAGGGCATTACGATTACCGATGCGAAGATCCTCAAGACTCAGCTCGATGGACTCAAGGTCACTGCTGCCGTCCGCAAGGAACTCAATCAATTGATCAGCCGGGACGAGGTTGGCCAGCGTGACATCCGAATCGGAGCCGCTGTTGCCGCCGCTCTTCGCGTCATGGAGAACGAAATCCCGCAGCTATGCCTTGGCCTTCCCCTTGAGCGCAGTCGGCCCATCGTGAAAAACCGAATCCGCCACATCCAAGGCCAGCTTTCCGACGCGCTATCCCAATTCTGGACGGAATATCCCGAGCATGAGTGACGAGTTCCGCACCGCTCTTTCGCCACCGTCTGACCTCCACCCGGCAGACTGGGCAGCTTTGCATGTTCCGGTCGAAAACTCCGAGCGGTCAGGCATGTTCGATCCATCTCAAACCCGCTGGCTTCGGAAGCCGATGGGATGTTTTGCGGATTACGTTACTCGGCACATGGTCATGCTGTTTCCGACCGGGGCTGGGAAGTCCACGTTTTTCGAGGCCATCACCTGCTGGATCGTTTCCGAGTCACCTGGATCAACCCTCTACGCATCGCAGACGGATTCGGACGCGCAGCTTTGGGCGGAAACCCGTCTTCTGAAATCGCTCCGAGGATGCGAACCGTTAAAAGCTCTCTGGCCATCCCAGCTTCGTAACGCCGTCCGCAAGGATGCCATCGTCTGGCCGCACATGTTCCAGCTTTTCGGCGGGGCGAACATGAGCAACTTTCAAGAAAAGTCGATCACCTACGGGTTAGGCGACGAGGCGTGGAAGTGGAAGCACGGCATGGTCCGCGAGTGGCTTGGACGGTCGCACAACCGCGAAAACCGAAAGTTTGTCTTAGCATCCCAAGCCGGGGAAATCGCCAGTGAGGACAGCGGCGGTCAAACCTCCGAGCTGCATCTTGAGCATGACAAGTGCCGGAAATGGGACTTCGCGTGGCAATGTCCGTCATGCTCTGCCGTGCATCCATTCACTTTCGAGCAACTTCGCTGGGATGAAATCAAGCGCGAGAACGGCACACCCGACGACCAAGCGACAGCGGATACGACCCGGCGCGTTTGCCCGAACGAGGAATGCAAAGCCGAGTTTGCCGACACGCCAGCGAACAGGAGGATGCTGCACGACTCCTATCAGGAAAATGACGGTTACATTCTCACGAACGAAAACGGATTGCGAGGATATGAGGGCTTCCACCTCGATGCCGGTGCCATTTGGTGGATTCCATGGGCCGAGGACGTTTTGCAAAAGATCACCGCCGATCGACAAATGGCGATTGGCGACCATACCCAACTCAAGCAGTGGTATCAAAAACGCAGGGCGGTCGGATGGAATGAGTCGCAGGGAACTAAAACGATTGTGCTGCGGTCCAGCGGCTACACGGCGGGCGACTACGAAGAGGCGAGAAAGATCGACGAAGAGAAGATGCGCTTCGCTACGATTGACGCGGGCGGCGATCACTTTTGGATGGCAATTCGCGCATGGGCGGAAGGCGGCGCATCGAAGCTCTTGTATTTCGGCTACGTCCCAACCGATGCTGAGTGCGATCGCATCCGCGAAAAATATGGAGTGGATTCGGCACTGACTTTTCTTGACGTCGGATTTGACCAGGAGCGTATGGCCGGGATCATCACAAAATACGGCTGGCAGGGATTCAAGGGTGACGGCAACCGGAAGACCGGTTGGGAGTGGGAAATCAAGGCCGGGACCAAGAAGGGCCAGCATGAGACGCGCCTATACTCGAAAAGGTGGCACGCGAAAGCCAAGGACGGCCAGAGGGCGCAATGCTGGCACCTTGCAACCGAGCCGCTGCAATACATCCTCCAACGACTGATTGAAGGCGAAGGCGCCGACTGGCAACGGCACGACGATGCGCCGCCGACCTACGAGAAGCATCTGAACGGAGAACGGCTGATCATCGACAAGGACATGCGCGGGCGCGAAGTTAAAAAGTGGACACGCATTGGCGCGAACCATGCGCGAGATTGTGAGATTTACCAAGTCGCCGCGGCTCTCATGTTCCGCGTTTTCGCGCCGGTGCAGCATGAGTCTGATATTTGACATTCGCCACCGTAAGGCGAAACGGGACGAGTGAGCATTGCCAGCACTGGAAACACTATTTATGCCGCGATCAAGGACGACGCTGCATCATGCGCGGCAATACGCACTGAATTTGCGTCGCTTGCGTTGTCGATTGCAACCGATCCAAACGCATCGGCGCGGATTACAAGCGCAACCGTCAATGGTCAGATGTTCACTGCCCAATCCGCGATGACGAACGGTCAACGCCTTACGCTGCTCCGCTGGGTTGTCGGCTGCATTGACCAAGGCGGGCCAATCTCGACAACTCAAATAACGACATTCCCTCAAACCGGACTCACGACCTTCTAATCCATGGCAATCCTAAACGAGTTCGGGCAAGCATACACGTTCGCGCACGCCGCTGATCGTTCAACGCGGCGTGGTCCGCAGTTTGCGGTTCGGAATGATGACATTGATCGTCTGATTCCTCCTATTCACCGCAAGACGATAGCATCTTTATCGAATCGGCTTTTCACAAACATGGGGGTTCCAAAAGCCTGCCTTTTACAGAAAGCCGACTACTCTGTCGGGGAGGCGTGGTTGCCGTCGTATATAGGGAACGATCACGATGCCGGGAAACCTGTCTCAAAGTTTTTAGCTGACTTCTGGTATCCGCAATGTGACACCCGAGGCGGAATCTTTGATTGGTGGAAACTCCTTGAACTTTCATCGGTTGCGATTGACCGAGATGGCGACTGCTTTTGGATGATGGTCAAGGGCGCGGATCAGTTCCCTCGAATCCAGCTCATCCCGTCTCATCGCTGTCATTCCGGCGCTGGAAACACAGTTACGGATGGTCCTTGGACTGGATACCGAATTTGTGACGGCGTGATCTACTATGCTAGCGGTCGTCCTGCGGCGTATCGGTTCAACATGGGCAAGGACGGCAAGGAGTCGATCAAAGACATTCCAGCGACCGACATCATTCATCTTTTTGACCCGACCCACTGCGAGCAAGGGCGCGGACTTCCAGCATTCACTCATGCGCTAGAGTCGCTGAAAATGTCGCTGTTCTCAACCGAGGATGAGCGTATCCGCCAGCAAATTATTTCCAGACTTCACCTCACGATCTTTAACGAAACAGGCGGCCCAGATCTTGATGACCCGATCAACTCACTAAAAGTCAACAACAACGGCGAGGCCACTGATCTTTACACCAAGGCATTCCCTGGCGGAGTTTCCTACATGGCGAACGGCGAACGGATCGAACAGATGAAGCATGAGAATCCCGGGGACGTTTGGGAGTCTTTCCAGAATCGGCTCATGAAAGATGCGATTATTCCCGTCTGGTCATATACCGTCTGGATGGGAACTGGACAAGGCACCGATGCCCGAGCCGAGATCATGAAGTGCCGTCGTTTCGTCACGAAGCGGCAGGGTCAACTCTGGTATGCTGCAAAGCGGGCCGTCTCATGGGCCTATTCGATCTTCGCTGATCAGGGCCGAGTTCCGGTTCTCCAAAATCCGACAGCATGGGACTTCTCTCGTCCTCCACGCCTTTCGGTCGATGATGGAAGGGAATCTAAAATGGAGCTTGAGGAGCTTCGCACGGGTTCACGCAATCTCTCGGAAGTCTTGGAAGCACGCGGACTAACCGAGCATCAATTTTTAATGACTCGCGCATGGTCCGTCGCTAACCGTAAGGCAATCGCGGCGATTGTATCAGAAGAAGCGTCTGCAAAATATGGCGTTCCAATCGACATCGAGGAACGTGAAATGTTTATGCTTACACCGAACGAAATGGCCGCGCCCGACGTTCAAGATCCAACTCAAACCACTGATCCAAATGGAACTTCTCAAAATTGAAAACAAGTCAGGCAAAGTAAAACTGACCGATGCCGTCACGCCATGGTCGGTCGAAAAGCTGACAGAGGAAATCGGTAAACTATTTGGTGCATTGGCATTTGCCAACGGAGCAGACTTTGGCACAATCACAAATTGTGCTGAAAATGCCGTAGATACGCTGGAACTGGAGATCAATTCACCGGGCGGCAGCATCTTCGACGGTTACAACATCTACAACGAGATCAAGTCGCTTCAAGAGCGAGGAGTCGTAGTAACAGCAACCGTCACCGGGATGGCAGCTTCGATGGCGAGCGTTATCTGCATGGCTTGCGATGAGGTCCGCATGGTTCCACATGCTCGCATGATGATCCATGAGGCATCGAATACAGTTAAAGGAAATGCCGATCAGCTTCGAGCCGCGGCAGATTTACTTGACGGAATCTCTACAGATATTGCTGTAATTTATTCAAATCGAACAGGCATGCCAGTCGAAACTATCCGCGAAATGATGAAGGTTGAGACTTGGATGACCGCAGCTCAAGCAGTCGAAAACGGTTTTGCAAATTCGATATTTGACATTCGCGCTACAAATCCGAAACCAGCGGCCATGTCACTCCTTTCCGCTCTCTTTCCGGGCAACGACCAGGTTGCAAAACTTGAGGCTCAGATTGCTGAGAACGATCAACTCCGCGCTGAACTTGCCGACGCACAAGCGAAGATCACCGAGGTTTCCGGCCTATCCGCTATTGTTGCGGAAAAGGATGCGGAACTCGCCACGATCACCGCTGAGTTCATCGCCGCTAAAGAATCCGCCGCCGCAATCACCGCTGAACTCGTCACCGTCAAATCGGAACTTGAAACCGCCAAGGGAAGCGTCCCTGCCGCAGTCGTCGAAGCTCTCGCCAGCATCGGTCAGGACGGTCCACTCTCCATCGAAGGCACCTCCATTCCTGTCGATCACATTGCAATTATGAATTCCTTACCTCCAAACGAAAAGCGATCCTACTGGAAATCTAACGCAAAGGCAATCCGCGCATCTTTCTCCATTTAACTCTACATCTAAACAACTACCACCATGGCTACAGTATTTAATGACACCCTTTTCGGTCAGACTGCTTTTCAAGCTCTCATCGATCTTCTCACTCCGATCAATGCCTTTTCAACCGACATTAGCTCGGAAATAAAAAGCGAGGGTTCGGCAGTCGTTGTTCCGCTCTTCGGAAATATTACCACCACGACCTTTACGCAGTCGACTTCTGTCATGGAGCAAACCGGCGGAACGCTTTCTGCGATCACCGTTACTCTTGACAAGCGCAAGATCACCCCGATTGACCTCACTCTCCAGCAGTTGGCTGAAAGCTCTAATGCTGGACGTTGGGACAAGTGGGCAAACCAACTTGGAAAGAGCATGGCTCAGGCTGTTCTTACTGACATCTGGTCTTTGCTTACTACAACCAACTTCGGTGCCGCTGTAATCACGACGGCTTCGGCAAACTACACTCGCACTCAGCTCATCGAGGCTCGACGCCAATTAAAGATCGCCGGTGTCCGTGGCAACTATTCGTTCCTCGGAAACTCCGTGATTGAAGGTGCTCTTCTTGGTGATACCAACATCGTCAATGCTCTTAACCGTGGCGACAATACCGCGATCAAGAATGGCGACCTTGGGATGCTCTTTGGTCTTCAGACCTACATGAGCGATGTTCTTCCATCCAATAGCATTTCCCTTACCGGATTTGCTTGCGGACAAGAAGCTATTGCCTTTGCCATGCGTGATCTCGGCAACTACCTCCCAGCGGGAGACTACGAAGCAGTCGAGCAAATGGTTGACGACGAGACCGGAATCAGTGCTCTCTACACTCGCCACTGGAGCCGCGCACAGGGCAAGTATTTTGCAAACCTGCACTGCCTCTACGGTTACTCAACCGCTGTCACTGGAGCCATGAAGCTCTTCACGACTCCAACGGCCTGATTTTGTTTCGGTTGGTTGCTCAATCGCCTCACCTCGGAAACGGGGTGGGGCTTTTTGGGCGTAAAAGAAAAAATGAAAAAACTGAGCCTCTGCATCATTGCCGGAAACGTCGAAAAATATATAAGTCGATTTCTGGATTCGTTTGAACCGCTAGCCGACGAGATCATCGTTGTAAGAGCAATCGGCAATCAAGAGCCGGATCAGACATTGCAGATTGCAGAGGATCGAGGTTGCCGAGTATCCGAATACCGGAACTTCAAGCAGGAATGGCCGCATGTTGACGACTTTGCTGCCGCTCGAAATTTGGCATTTTCTCTCGCGTCTCACGACCTGATCATGTGGGCGGACACCGACGACGTTATTTCGCCGGAATCAATCGCGGCCATTCGTGATGCTATCGAGCGGATGCCGAATGATTGCGTCGGGCTGGAAATCCCCTACAACGTTCCAGAGGATGGCTTAACTGTATTTCGGGAACGGATTATCCGAAAAGGAACAGCAACCTGGCGTTCGCCAATCCATGAGCATCTGGCTTTTCATGCCGAGCCGCAGCTTGCGCGGATCACAAACGCGCACATCCTTCACATGCCGAGCGGACCGCGCTCTGAGAACAACGAGAGGAACCTACGCATCCTCGAAAGCATCCCATCCGAAGACCGCACCGGTTCGCACCGATTCCACCTTTTCCAGTCCCTCCGTGCCGTTGGCCGGATGGAAGACGCGATGACCGAGGTTTGCAACATCCTCCGCGACGCTCCCGAGGACATTGGAACGGCGGAAAAGTATGAGCTTTTCATTGCGGCGGGACAACTTACGCAAGATCCATCTCAGCGGTCACAAATGATGCTGCAAGCTCTTGCTACCGACCCATCCAGACGCGAGGCATACGGCGAACTCGCAAACTGCATGGTCGCTCTTGCTAGACCGGAAGATGCTCTTGCCTACACTCGGGCCATGCGGTCGATTCCGCGCCCATCTGATGCCGAATGGAATCTAAGGAGTAAATACTACGGATACCTCGGGGAATCGCTTCACGGCATGGCCCTGCGCGTCAATGGCTATCAAGCAGAGGCTGACGCTATAGAGACAAACCATTTCATCCGATCCGGCGCAAAAATCTCACTTCTCCATGCCACCCGTGGCCGTGTTCCTCAGGCAGTCAAAGCGCGGCAGACTTGGCTAAATCGGGCGGCAAATCCTGATGCGATTGAACACATCTTTGGGCTGGATGCATCCGATCCTTCAGGCGTATTTCTTGCCATTCACAATCATGCTCTCGTCGCCGGTAATGACGGTCCGGTCGCAGCATGGAACGCCGCTGCCGCTAAGTCCAAAGGACAGATTCTTGTTCAAATGTCGGATGACTTTGACCCGCCGATTCACTGGGATAAGCTGATCCTTGACGCGATTGGAGATGCATCGAAACCCGCTGTTCTTGCTGTCAGCGACGGCCATCGAACCGATAACCTGCTTTGCATGGCGATTTGCACCCGAGCGCAATACCGGGACCAGGGCTACTTGTTTCACCCTGAGTTCTTTTCAATGCACTCGGACAACTGGTTTAGCGAGCGAGCGTTTGAAAACGGCATTGTAATTGATGCCCGAGACAAAATTATTTTTGAGCATTTGCATCCGGCATTTGGTAAGGCTGAAATGGATGAAACCTATGCGCGATCCAATGCAGGATATCATTACCAGACTGGCGATGGGATGGCAAACAGACTCCGCGCCGGGATCAAGACCGCATCAGACATTCCAGGATGGTTCGACTTCCGTGATACCTATGCATTGATTGCTCAATCGCTTAGCGATGGCGACTATTTTGCGGAAGTCGGATCGTGGAAAGGCAAGTCACTGGTCCACTTGGCGCAGAGGATTCAAGATCTAGGGAAGTCGGTCAAGATTACTGCGGTTGACAGCTTTCAGGGCGATGCTGAAACCGGGTTGCAATCCATCCGCAGGGAGTTTGACGAGAACCTTGGCGCCGCGAAGATCGCTGATATGGTGAACGTGGTCGAATGCGATTCAACTACCGCTGCATCGCTTTTTCCAGACGGTCATTTTTCTGCCGTGTTTATCGACGCAGCTCACGATTACGAGTCAGCCAAGGCCGACATCAAATCATGGCTACCTAAAATTAAAGCGGGCGGAATCTTCGCGGGACACGACATTGACAGCGACGGGGTAAGTCGAGCATTGTCCGATCTTGATATCAACTACAAAACGTTAGGACGATGCTGGATAGCAAGTAACGAAAAAAAATGAATCGCAATCCAATTACTGGAGATCGAATGCAAAGCAAGGCCATGAGCAAACAGGGCCGCGAAAACTTTGACCTAATTTTCAAAAAGAAAGACCATGAAACTCAGCATCCTAACACCAACGATTTCAGGCCGGAAAATCCAACTTGCCCAATTACAAAGCAAGCTCGCAAGCCAGATCGGTGATTTGCCAGTCGAGCATCTTTGCTTCTGCGACAATCGACGCAGGACCATAGGAGCAAAACGGCAAGCACTGGCTGACATTGCGCGCGGCCAATATATCGCGTTCGTTGACGACGATGACGATATTTCGGACGACTACATTTCAAGCCTCCTTGCAGCCATCGAAACCGGAGCGGACGTAATCACCTTCCGGCAGCGAGCAATTTACAACGGGCTGGAATCCGAGATAGATTTCGGGCTGAACAATCAGGACGGACAATTCACACCGGGAGGGGTTACTCTTCGCGCACCGTGGCACGTCTGCGCGTGGATCCGTCTCAAGGTCGCTGGGTGCCAGTTTGGGGAATCAAACTACGGTGAGGATCTGATTTGGTGCCAGCAAGCTCGCCAGCGCATCAAGACAGGCTTCCACGTTGACAAGGTTCTCCACTACTACAAGCACGACGCAATGACGACCGCAGCTCCCGAGTTTTGACATTCGCCACGGCTAGACGATACCAAACGCATGAGCTTAGTTTCAGCGTTTGCCACGGCCATGTTTGCTCAGGCCGCGCCGATAATCGGACAGGAAGACGTAGTGATCGGGACAGTTACCCTTTCATGCGTTCTAAACGAGGTCACGGACGGCAGCAATTTTCAAGAGGGCGGATACGAGATCAGCAAGACGCTTTCCGCCGTATGCCTAACTTCCGCTCTCCCAGCGACCACCATTCTTAAGAAGTCCGCGACCGCCCGAAGTCTGACGTTCCGCGTCGATTCGGTCAGCAAAGGCGCGACGCTTACGACGATCACACTCACCCAGGTTACAAAGGCTTGAAGATCGAATCGACATTTGATCGGCCAAAGCTTGAAAGGTCACTGAAAACCTACGCAAAGGCGTTCGGGGATACTAACGCTCAAGCAATCGCACGATGGGGAGTCCAGACTTGCCGGGAAATGGCTTTCGAGACTGCCGTTTTTGGCAAGTCAAAGATGGGTGCCAAGGGCAAGCAAGGAGCCATCACATGGGCCAAGGGCAAACAGGAAGGAGCAATTGTCGCGGACGCTCTGAAGGTCATTTTGATCGTTCCAAGCATCGGCAAAGACCACAAGGGATTGTCTTCACCGGAAGCAGTCAATTCTTGGATTGATTCAAAGAGAACACGAAAAAACAAACGGACGGTCATCCTTCCAATTTCGGAACGAAGGATCTGCACCGAGACAGTATTCAAGAAAGCAATGAAGACACGCTTCAAAAAAGCCTACATTGCCAAGGGTGGGTGGCTAGGGGCCGGAATGATTCTCTCTGGATTTCAAACTGGAGCAGAAAAGATCACAATTGGCAAAAACTTCATGTCATTCGCGCAAAAGCACTCCCATTTCGGACGTGCGACAAAGCCTCAATCCTCATTTACGCCAAGCTCTCAAATCTCAAATACAGCTAAACATACCGCATCTAGTTGGGTTGTAAAAGCAGGGGCAACAACAAAGGCCATCAACTTCGGACTCAATAAAACAGTGAAATGGTATCAATCCGCCTTGAGGGCGCAGGACAAAAAGCAAAAGCCATGAACCTCAACGAATCAATCCGCGAATGGGTCAACCTCAAGTCACCCGAGTTTTCCAGCTTGTCACCCGTCACGGTTGTGACGATGGGAGAGCATGAAGACCTTACACCGCCGTTCCTCGCCATCTACGAAACGGGCGCGACCACGACCGAACAAGGCGGCGTAATCCTTCACGGGGTTTCCGCTTACGAGATTGCGGTTGAGCTTCACACCGTCCCGGTAGACGAGGACCAATCCGGCACGCCAACCGATACCGAGCGAACGATGCGCCGGGATCTTTTCAACATCCTAGGAAACCGAGATTGTATCAGCTACCTGCATGGTCGCAACGGTTTCGCAGTGTTTGACATTCGCGCCGGTAATCCGACAACGGAACCAAACGAAGGACGGCGAATCACTCGATTCGGACTGACCGTCATTGCAGCTCCAATTGCGTAAATTTCCCACCACTATGTCACTCGCTACCGTCTACTCTACAGCCCAATACGGACTTGCCGACGAATCAGCCGCTTCCGGTCTTTACGCTGGCACCGCTACTTTTACCGCGACTTCTGAACAAGCCACCGCGCCGGATCATATTGGGTGCGATGTTGGATTTGCCGTCTACAATCAGAAAAAGGATGTGACACTTGACGGCATTGTTGCCACAAAGGGAACTGGACTGATTGGGAGCGTCGGCGCAACAATTACGCTTTTGAACACGACCAAAAACAGCCGCACACGATTGACAGAGTTCTTTACCGGAACGCCAGCTACCGGAGCAGCAATCATTATTACGGGAGGCGAAACGAGCGGCACGGCGACTGGATTTGAAACAGGATCACTCACCGGCATTTACAATATGTTCGTCGCCGCTGGATCACCAACGACCTTGACCTAATCAGGTAAAAATCAATGAAAGGAGAAAGCAACATCCAGACCGGGGACATCAACCTGGCAGCGGCAATTATGGCATGCGCAATTCCGCTTGTTCGGGAATGCCCTGTTCGAGTGATCGAGCATGACGGAGCGAAACCCTACGCATCGTTCTCACTTGCAGCTTCAAGCAATGATGGAAAGCACATTACTGAAAAGCTGATGGCGTATTGGGGAAATTCTGAAGGACTTCACAACGATCATCCGTTTGCAAAGATTTGTGCATTCATTAAGGCTCGGCCAGATGGACGTTTATCGGCAGGTGAATGGTTGGATCACGCCGTTGACTACCTCACCGCGCAGGGAGTCGCCTTGCCGGGACTCCGCAGGATCGAGGACATTGACGCATTCGTCACCAAGTTCCCAACGCTAGTAGAAAGTTACATTCTCGCGTTTGTCGCCAACCGATCGGTTTGCCTCAACCTCTACCACGCCGCTCGCCGCGCTGTCTTCATGCGCCGAGATGAGGCATCCGCGCTGATCGACTCACAGCTTCCTGTGTGGCAGCGCAATGAACTTCTTTCAAGACTTCAAGGATAAATGACATGAACAAACGAGAAGACCTCTTATCAAAAGTATGGACAGGGCCGCAGCTTGAAATCGGAGGCAAAGCCGTCATGCTTTCACCCATCCGGTATTCGATCCTCGAAAGCTGGCGCAACTCGCTTTTTGATTCAAGCAACACTGAGCAATCAACAGTCGAAGCGATGGGCGAACTTCTGCTGATCGGTTCGGCAACACCGGAAGAGATCCAGCAACTCAGGAAAGACACACCGGAAGAGCGTAAAGCGAAGATTGTTTCCTTTATGCTCGAAACCGAGGATGAGTTTTCGGTTGCGTCCGCTGGCGTCCAAGAGCGACTTGAATCCATCCGAGCCGCGATGGTGGAAAGCGAGTCGCCGGGAAAGGAGGATGCGCTAGCCCATGCTTCCTAGCGCAAATCAAACTCTTCGCGCTCCGCATGGGGATCGCGCCGGATGCCTTGCTTTACGACACTTGCTTGTCGGAAGTGCTGCAACTCATTCACGCCGACGCCATGCGGAACGGCACACGCTTTCAATGGCGGAACTTCTTCGACCCATCGCCTGAACTACTGGCGGAATTTGAACAACTCGCAACTCACGAACTCCCTGACTTATGGTAGGAACAACTTTCAAACTTGGCTTCGATGGCACATCCGTAAAAAAAGGATTGTCTGGACTTGGCGGCATGATGAAAGGATTTGGCAAGCAGGTCGCCATTGGCGGGGCGCGTCAAATCGGAGCTGGTATGACCGACCTTCTCGGCAAGGTAATAAATATGCTTCCAGAGGCGGCAATGCAAACGATGGACTGGGCTGGAGAGCTTGTTGACCTTTCAACTCAGACCGGAGCGACGACTGACGATTTGATGGCACTCGGGCAAGCATTCAAAATGGCCGGCATGGAGTCGGTGGATGCCGGAAAGATGCTCGGAACGATGCAAAAGAACCTCTATGCGGCTGGTCACGGTGATCAGGCAATGCAAGATGCACTGAGAGGAATTGGTCTTAACTCTGGCAGCTTTCAGGGTATGGACCCTATCGCACGAATGAATAAAATCATGAATGCGATGGATGAGATGAAGTCCAAGCTCGCGCCGGGACAAATGGAGGATATTTCCACCACGATCTTCGGCGGCAAGGCTGGATTCAAGGTTCTCCGAATCTTTCAAGACCTTCCAAAAGCACTATCAGAGGCCCGCGACGTTCTCGGGGATTTGGCGAACACCAGCTCAACCACGCTCGCCGCGATGGACAACATGGGCGACCGGATGCTGGGTCGATTTGAAGCGGTCAAGATGCTGCTGGCAAAGTCGTTTATGGAAGGGGCATTTGGCGAGTTCATGAACAACGGGACGCGCATGGTGGACAACTTGGCGACCATCGCGCAACAGCTTGCTCCAGCTTTCAAGGCACTCGGCGGAATGATTCAACCTATGATTCAAGGCTTTAATGACATTGTGGATACTATCCGCAAAATCGGAATGGCCAAGTTCCTTGATGAGACGTTTCAGTCGATTGGAGAATCCATCGGAAGGGGAATTAAGAAATCAATGAGCGGAGGAGATATGATCAAAGGACTATTCGGATTTGGAGGAGATAAGTCTACTGGCATGAACAATGGAACATATCTTCTCGATGAGACAAAAGCACAGACCGATATTCTCCAGCGCATCTACTACAAAAACCCAATCGCAATTTTAGGATGAGCAGCCAATCAATCGTTTTCGGATTAACAGCAAACGAGCTTCGACCTGGTCCTGATTTCTCGGCGGGATGTGATGAGACAGGAAAGTGGACCGGTTCTCAAACATTCACATGTCGTAAGTTCGATTTCTCTGGCTCAGCAATTCAATCAAAACTGGTTCGCGGAACTCCAGTTACTACTATTTATCCAGATCTTAGCAACGAGTGGAGTTTTCTTACCGTCCAAAATGCCCGTCATGAGCATCAGCCGGGAGGAATGACAAAGGTATTAGTAGATTATGGAGGTGTCGCTGCAGAATCTTTTGAGTTTGGTGATGAGAAAACAGAGGTTTCATATTCGCTCAATGCCAATCTTACGGAAAAGGATCTAATGAGTCATCCGACACTGATTAAAGACGCATCTGGAAATGAAATACCAGCAATGGCAGCATTGATTGCTGGAACTGCTAGAATCGACCCATTTCCAAAAACGTCTGGAAAAATTACAATCATTGATAACAATACAGGATTAGAAATTGAAACTCTTTATACTGACACTGCAATCAAGTGGTACAAGCTCATCTTTGAAAAAGGCATGAAGACTTACCAAGTATCAGCAGTGGAATGGACAAAGACTTCCAACACAAAAGAAGGAATTTCGGGTGAGGACTTGAGCAATTTGGGATATATTTCAGAACCAGATGGAGATCCACCGTCATTTACCACACGGAACTGGCTATTTAACGGAGCATCTGAAAATCGGACAAAAAGCGGAATCAATACTGTCAAAACGTGGTCGAAGACTTGGCAGCTTTCTCCTCAAGGTGAGGCATGGGATGCTGATATTTATAAAAAGCCATAATAATGAAATCAGCTATTCCAATTATTATTCCCCGACGGGCCAATTCTGGCCAGCCATTTACGGCGTTGATGTATAACCAGTTGACCGACTGCATCCAGCGGTTGACCATGCGGCAATTTGAAACTTCTTCTAATCAGTTTTTACCAGACACAAAGCCGAACCTTTGGGTTTCAAATCCATTTTACAACGAAGGTGCTTGGAAAGTCACTGTCTCCCCTGGCTATTTAACATACCAGCAACTTCTGAACGACCCAGAAACTGATGGTTCGTTATACTACATGACACCAACGATTGATGATGTAGAGATTGACGTGCAACCTCCAGCCGAGATGCCTAAAGTTGAGATTACTGACCCAACTGGCTATCTTTATCTTAAATCGGAAACCGATAATCGTGGGGTTCCAACTGAAGTTCCAACCATTGTATTTGAAACAGAAAAGAAAAAAAGTACGCACCATATCCCGCCATCTGTTGATTACAATCAAACTCCAAGAGATGGTATTTACTATTGGTTGCTTGCAGAGTTTGAAGAGAAAGAAGGAAGCAGTCCTCCATCCCCAAAAATCATACGCAGATGGTCAGGAAACAAGCATGTTCCGAATCAGATTGATCGGATTGATAATGTCGGAGGAGAAATTCCAATTTACTGGGGATTTGATAAAGAGGATTCAATCCATAAACTAAGATCACTCAAAAACGCAACGGACACCAGTGAAGGTGTTGTTCCGTTGATCATGGAACTTGACACTGATGCGGATGAAACTGTAAACATCAGGATGCTTGCAAATGCAACACCGTCAACTTACAAGACCGAAGCATTGGTTAAGAATCTTTTCAATGTAGCTGACGACAGTGTGAAAATCAAAGCGATCAAATCTGGAAATGGACTTGACGTTACCGCGACCGATACAGTGGTGGAAATTAAAATAAGAGATGGAGAAGAGGGCGATATGCTTTACAACGACGGAACAGATTGGGTTATTTTATCAAATCCTGGAAGCGGATTGCATGTCCTTAGTCACAACGGAACAATTCCATCTTGGATAGAAACTTCGGAGTGCGATTAGAATGCCAACAATCAAAACATTATCAGGCAAAGTAGTGACAAAAGGTGGCAAACCGAGTTGCAACTGCTGTGATGTTCTGACGGAATTGGAAATCAAATACGACTGGGGTGGAACGGGGATGTATGACCTAGACACCAATACGACAGCTTTTGGGAAATCCGTCGGATACAATTGTGGAAATAGCGGATTGTATGTCCTCTGGTTGCCTGGTAGTAGTGGACCAAAAGATGACCAAAGCCAAAATGGATTTGAACGAATAAACGTGAGAGTTGATTCCGCTAGAACTGCTGGATTATGGACGACAAGTTACAACATAGTCTGCAAAGCTGGATGGTTTTATCCAGTAGGAGGAAGTGGAACCTGTCAGTTAATAGTAACATACAAAGGAGTAACCGTAACAAAATCAATTTCACCGGGAACTCAAAATGGATGTGCGTCAACACAGGTTTCCACGATCACGGTTTATTCGACAGATCAAGGAGGAGGAATGTTCTTTGAGGTCAATGGTTGATTATGAATTGCAAATACTTACAAAACGGATGCGTTCTTGGCTACCACGGTGGAAAGCCATTACCGGGGAATTGTCGAGCTTGTATTGCTGGAAACGAAAACAACCCAGAGTCAGCCAAGGATTTCTTCACAAAAATGGAAAACACTCACCCGTCACCGCTCGCTCCGATTTCCGGCTGCTGCGACGACGCTAGGAACTATTTAGAAAATTGACATTCGCCACGTTTAAGCGAAATCAGAGGCATGGCTATCACCTCCGCAAAGGCGACCTTCGGGCTGGATGCAGTCGGAACCGGATCACGGACCTGGATCACTCAAACAGCCGCCTTGGGATCAAGTGCAACTTCGATGAGCTTAAACGCATCGACAATTGCTTTTGTCGCCCAACTTTATCTCAAGCTCAACACCCATACCGGGACGGTAAACGGCGATACACTTGCCACCAGCAACACAACTTCTGCGGCGGTTGCAGCGACTCAAACGCTGACGCTTTCCGGTAATGCGGTCGCTGCCGAAACGGTAACGATTGGCGCGAAAACCTACACATGGCGGGCCGCAGTCACCACCACGGCCAATGAGGTCAAGATCGGTGCGACCGCTTCCGACTCAATTGACAACTTGATCGTCGCCGTCACAGCCGGCGCGGGATCAGGAACCGTCTATGGCTCTGCAACGACCGTCAACCTGACTGCCTCCGCATCGGCTGGCGCAGGAGATACCATGACCGTCACGGCACTGACCGCTGGCGAAGCTGGAAATGACATCGCAACGACCGAGACGATGACCAACGGCAGCTTTGCAGCGGCGACGCTTGCTGGCGGTCTGGATGCCACTGGATGGAGCGGAGCCACGGTTGACTTCGAGGGTGTCGCATACGCTAACCCGACCGCCAACCAGGGACTTCTTGTCTACTGCGAATCCGGCAGTGTTGTCTTGGCAGTCGGATCAACGGTCAAGATTCCGATCATTGCTGGCGGAAAAGCATTGATCGCAAATAATTCCGGCATTGCGGAGCTACTAGCTAATATCGTTTTTACGGCTGCTGCCAACGATACCCGCCTCTACATCGCGCTGATGGCATCCTAAGCTCATGGCACTCAACCTCAAGCCATTAAAGTGGGATTGGTCGCCAGTCGTCAAGGGCGACACATTCCCAGCGACAAACATCACCGAGTCATCGCACACGTCGAACCTTTCAAGGGTCCGAATCAAATTCAAGCTCTCGGGCGCAACGTCAACATCACTCACGCTGGATTCGTCAACGACCGGAATTGTAATAACTAGCGCAGCAAACTGGGCATTTACAATCAGCGCGATTTCCACCGTCACGCTTGCTGCTGGGGTTTATTCTTACGATCTCGAAACGACCTCTGCCGACGGGACCATCCGAACAGAGTTTTCAGGGACTTGGGAAATCATCGAACAGACAACCGACTAAATGTCCGCACGATCATTTATCATCAACGAGGGAGCAAACACTCGAAACTTCTCAATCACCCAAGATGGAGAAGAACGGACATTTACTGTCAATACTGGAGTAGGACCAGCCGGTGCCGATGCCGTTATCACGAACGCGAGCATCGGCGCAGTCCTAACCGCAGCGACAGCGAAGACGACTCCGGTTGACGCGGACACGATCCCATTGACCGACTCGGCAGCATCCAACGCGCTCAAGAAGGTCACATGGGCGAACATCAAGGCGACTCTGGCAAGCTATTTCGGAACGGTTTACGCGGCATTGGTCCACACTCATGTCAGTGCCAATATCACCGACGCGACCAGCGCAGCGACGGCAAACAAGATCGT